ACCGCCATGTAGCAAAGGACGCTTGTATAGGTTCTTTCATTTCAGTAGACAAATTGGAAAAAGCTGTGATTGATGAACTTAATAAGTTATCCACAGAATATCTGGATAAAGATGAGCTTGAACAAAATGTGCAATTCAATAATGACCTGCGAGGTCAAAAAGAAGCTATGGAAACGGAGATTGCTGCTTATCAAAAAAAGATTGCGGAATACACAAAAGGAATCCGTGAACTATATTTAGATAAGGTAAAAGGTATTCTTTCCGAACTTGATTACTTGGATTTATCTAAAGACTTCTCAACACAAAAAGAAAGGCTCGAAAAACTGGTAATTGATACGCAGAAACAGCTTGATGTTATTGAAAGAAAAATGCTGATTGGCGATAACAGACGACAGTTAATCGAGCAATATACAAATCTTGAACACTTAGACAGGGAAACGGTTGAAAAGCTGATTGATTATGTATTGGTCGGTAAGAAAGACCCTGTAACTAAGGAAATACCTATTGAAATACATTGGAATTTCTAAAGTTCTCATATCTGGCAGCTAGTATGCCAGATTATCGGGAACTATCTTTTAAAACCTCAATGTTGTCTTTACACAATCGCACCATCCGCAGCCATATCTTCTATAAGGTCTGCAATAGGATCACCACAAGATTGGAAGGTAGTAGCTGAGAAAGGAACACCTCCGGCAGACTGTGGCCATACGCCCAAAGTGTGGTCGACATAGTATTTCTCAAAGCCTGCAAGGTCAACATCATCACAAGGAAGGTCTTTTACAAGCTGGGAAACAATGGAGCCGACCATTTCGAGATGCCCAAGTTCTTCCACCGCAATATCGTTGATTAAACCTGCAACTTTAGGGTTTTTCATTGCAAATTTCTGTGACATATAACGCATTGCGGCCGCTGATTCTCCGTCAGGACCCCCATACTGCAAGAACGTGTAACGGCTCAAACCCCGATAAATAAAGGGGTTCTAGTAATTGATAAAATAGTAAAGAGTGAATTTTTCCTCTTTTTTATTGAAAACTATCTTTTGAACGACACTGGTAAGTGCTTCGTGCTTTTGCGTTTCGCTTGTTTCATCAGATGCAATGATGTCATAAGCGGAACGTATTTTTTTTAGCAATAATGTTTGTTCTGCATTATCGTCTTTTAATTCTGATAACATCTGTTCAAGGTTAGCTTTTTCCTCGGAAAGAATACGTTTGTTTTCCTTGTATTCTTCAATGGTGTCTATGCCATCACGGTAAGCCTGTTTAATTCTTGCTTCTTTAAATGAAATCTTCTTAATGCTGTCTTCAATCAATGCACGTTCGGAATCATCCTTTTTAGTGGCAGTAGCATTGTAAACAACATTGCCGGAAGATATTACATCCTTGAAAGATTCAAGTATTGCAGACTGAATAACACGTGCATTAGTGCTGTGAGATTCAGAACAGGAAGCGTGATTGTAGTTGGTACATTGAAAGTATGTGTTTCCTGACTTGTTTGTTCCAACACGTACAAGTTTGCCACCGCAATTTGAACATACTAACATTCCTGATAGCCAATGTCTGTATGTGGAAGCAGGACGTGAGCCACGTGGTCGTCTTGTAGCTTTGTCTCTCTCCTGTGCAGCTTCCCATAGTTCATGTGATATTATTCTTGGGTAATCACCCTTAACAGAAATCCATTCAGAAGAATCCTTAAGCTTTCTGGTAGCTTTTTCAGTTTTGTTCCAAACAAGCTGTTGATCATAAAATTCATTTCTTACTATGTATGCAACAGTTCGGTTCTGAAACTTGCCACCACGTTTAGTCTTATAACCAAGTGAATTTAACTTTACTGCAATATCATAGAAGGATAGCTTGTCATTAACAAAAAAGTCAAATATCTTCTTCACTATGATTGCCTGCTCTGGGTCTATAACAGGAGAGCCATCCTCCATCTTGTAGCCAAGAGGTGGCGATACGTTACAACCGCCTTGACGTGCACGCTCTGACATACCACGTAGAACTTCAACACCCAAATTAATGGAATAGTATTCGTCCATCCATTCAAAGATACGTTCCACAAGCTGTCCTATAGCTCCATCAGGAAGAGGCTCGGATATTGACACAAGTTCAACACCTGCACGTTTAAGCAGATTCTTGTATACAATGGATTCTTCCTGATTACGTGCGAATCTTGAAAACTTCCAAACAAGAATAACCTCTATTGGATGTTCATTGCTCTTTGCAAGTGAAATTAATTGTTGAAAGGCGGGTCTGTTCTTGACCTTTCTTCCTGAAATACCTTCGTCTACAAAGATGAAATCCTTTGGAATAACAATACCGTTCTTCTTGGCATAGTCTAAGCCCAGCTTTTGCTGTGCAGCAGGTGAGTATTCCAACTGATCATCTGTAGATACTCTAATATATAAAGCTCCTATTTTCATTTTGAAACTCCTTTTGTAAATTTATGAAAAAAACGGTAAAAAAATAACACCGTTTGCAAAGGGGGTTCAAAAATAGTATAATCATTCTTGTCTAGGGAGTGGTTAATACCATTCTTGGAGCCGGTCCTTTGTGGCCGGTTCTTTTTTTAATAAATATAGTAATTTTTATGAGGATGCTTATTGAACATAGAATCCCATAAAAAAACAGTTCCTTCATAAGGATCATATTGTAAAGGGCCAACTACATCTGATTGAATGCAAATTTTGTCACCAACTTTAACATCAGATAAATTTTGATTAGCAAACCAATACATTTCATTCCCAGAAGAGTCAGCTAAAAGAACTAAATATTTAGAAGAAGATGCAGCCTCATAAATTGAAGCACCATCATCAAGATTCTTTTTTATGAAGTTCTTTGTTAATTGATGAATATTTTTAACCTTTCCATATACAAGGGAAAAGGAATCATCAGTAACAGATCTATAATTATAATTTTCAATATTATAGTTAAATTTAGGAACACTAATGTTTGGAGAGATTATTTTACAATTTTTTATACTATCTATGTTAAATAAACCCTTAATAACAATGTTGTCACCTTGCTCGATAAATATATAACGTGTATCTGATTCCTCAAGATTTAATGTTAAAATTTTATTGTAAAAATAATCTGAATCACTAGCGTTGCTATCTTCGTCTAAATATTCGGAATATGTTTTTTGAGAAACAATACATAAGTTGCCAGATTCGTCATATAAAGCTTTTCCCCTTATAGTAATATCTGATTTATAAGATAGCTTATATTTAGTACAAATATCCTTATACAGAGAATCCTTTTTTTGCTGCAATTCATCTTTTGTTAAATATTTTGTCTTGGAATCAAAATCTTTGGCAATGGCCACTAGACTATTGTCCAAATTATCAATTAAAAATTCAGAAGTACTATTAGAAGCTGATTCAACACCAGAGCTTGTCTCAACAGAAGAATTAATAATTGAATTAACGCTAGGAGTTTTTGAACAACCAGAAAGGAAGGCTACTGCAGTAGCTAAAAAAACTCCAAATCTTAATTTGCTATAATTCATAAAACCTCCTAAATGCTTGGTAAAAATTACCAAACAAAAAAAGTAAAAAAATACGATATAATATGTAGCATGGTAAAAATACTGCTATGGAAAAAAAGAATTGAAAAAGGCTTTTCATTGCGTAAATTAGCAAAGCTAAGCGGACTTTCAAAAACCACCATCAACGATATAGAGAACGGGAAGCACTCGCCAACAGTTGATGAGCTATATATGCTATCTATTCCACTTGAATGTAGAATAGAAGACTTATATACGTATTAGAATATCATTCTACATATTTAATGTACATACTATACAAGTATTTGTCCGAAATCACGGACAAATGAACATGAAGCATTGATTAATCGACTTTACAGATATAAGATAAATGTATCAAATATGCGTAAGGGGGACCAATCAATGAAGAATACAAAAGAATTAATAATTAGAATGCTCAATCAAATGGATGAGCCAACATTAAAACATTTGTATCAATTGATTCAATATTATTTTTTAAGGAACCATTAATCGGGTTCCTTTTTTTCTTGTTCGGCTATTACATTTTTCATGTACTTAACAATAATAGCCCTTTCTTCCTTTGTTAATTTGACAAATTCAGTGATTATGGATTTATCATAATCGTCTAAGTCATATTCAAATGCAAGCTGATCAATAAGAACTGTTGGAAATTCCATAAATGGATTTCCTTTTCCTTCAGTAAGCCAAAAGTAGTCTACATTATATTCTCGGCAGATAGCCTTTATCATACTTTCAGGAATGCCACCACCGCCATTCTCCCAACGACTTATAGAAGCTTTTTTGACACCTATCTTTTCACCAAAGGCATCCATAGAAAGACCTAAAAGATTTTTCCTTAAATCTTTTATTCTATCTCCAACTGTCATTATATTTCCTCCTTCCTTTTTCATTTATAAATACATATTAACATAGCTTTTTTTGAAATTCAATACAAAAAGTTTCAATTTGAAACAAAAAACAGTTGACAAAGTTTCAAATTGGAAGTATATTGTTTTAAAACGGAACAAAAAACTGTTAGGAGCGTCATTCCTAACAGTTAAATGCTAAAACGGGGCAAAGTCAAAAGTTTGGTCAAAGAAATCAGTTCCGTTTTTGCCCCTTTTAAGCAAGGAGAAAGGAAAGAAGAAAAATGTATGGAGAGAATTGACACAAGAGAAAGAATGGAAGAGATATTTAACAAGTTAAGTTCCAAGACGTTGGAAGCCTTGGAAAAGGAAAAAGGTAATCATATTAGCAGACGAACTGAAAAGATGATTACCTTGTGTTACACGATACTAGAAAAAGTAGAGTATCTCTAATGCAAAAAATATAAGACGAGGAGAACGATATGTACCCAATGAAATTTCAGGAATACGTTGAACTTTTAAGAATTATACAGAGAATGCAAATAAGAATAAATTTAATGTTGCTTGGAGATTTATTAGTTGTTCTGTATTTAATAATGCGAGATGTACTTTAAGGAGGTGGCAAGTTATGTATGCAGCAGAAGAATTGAGAAAAGAAAATCAGGAACTAAAAGAAAGTACACAGTTGTTTACACAGTTGTCAAAGGAAGAAAAAAATAAGGTGGAAGGAATAATGCTGGGGCTTAAGTTGGCAAGAGAGCATAAATCAGCATAGGTGGAAGAGATGTCGAAGAAGTCAAGTGTTTTAACAGATGATATGGAGCATTGCTTTGTGTGTGGAAGTCCATATGCTGAATGCCATCACGTGTTTTTCGGTTCATATCAGAAAAAGTATGCAGATAAGTATAAGTTGTATTTGCCATTGTGCCCGGAACATCACAAGGGGAATAGTGGTCCACACATGAATAAGACTAAGGACATTGAGTACAAGAAGATGGCTCAACGCTATTATGAGGAGAACATATCAGACAGGTCAGACTTTATGATGGATTTCGGCAAGAATTATCTTTGGGATGAAGAAGTACAACCAGTGTAGGCATAAGATGAATTAGAAAGAAGGTGGTAAAGATGAAAGTTGTATCTGTGGTGATTTATCAGGGTAAGGAATATCTATGGGATGAGTTACCGGAAGAAAAGAAGAAAGAGTTTACTAAGAAATTAAATAAGCAGACTGCAGACAGATTAGGTTACGTGGCAGCAAAGTAGCAGTCGGAATGTTCCACTATGCAGAGGGCATCTGTTATTCCCCCATCCGTGTATGTTTTTTTCGCTAAGAAATTAGTTTTTTTTTACGGTTGCAGGTGTCCTTTGCATAGTGGAACAGGAAAAATACAAGGAAAAGAGGAAAGAGAATGATTGTTGTAGACGAAAAGAAGACAAGATTTGAAGGAAAAACAATAGATTTGTGTACAGAAATGGAAGACGCATTAATAGTATTTAGAAAAATGCTTTGTGATGATCATGGAGAAACAGAAGGAATGAAAATATTTAACAGGTGCATAGAATTATCAAAAATGTCAGAAGAAGAAAGGGAGAATGAGCTGAAAAAAGCAAAGCAGGAAGTGATGAATGATTTAAAGAAAATAATTAGAGAAATGTTTGATTTGAGGTAGTGCGAATGGAAGTAAGAGAAATAAAAAAAGAGCCTGAATGCTTAGAAGTACATTCAAGCCCAAAACGCTATAAGAGATTGTATCAGGAATACAGAAATAAAGCAACAATATTGGCAAAAAAACTATGGCACAAGAATGTTGTCATTAGTTTTTTAATAACCTACCTCCTATTTTCAAAGGGGTGGATAATTGTATCCACCCTATTTGGAACTGTGATGGTAGGAATAAGTTTAGTAATTCTCATTTATCAGATGTTAAAGGAATGGGACAACATGTAGAGGAGATGTATTAATTATGGCAGAGCACCTTGGAGCATCAAGCTCAAACAAATACTATAACACGATAGAAGTCAGATGCATTTATTCAGGTAATTCAAGGAAGTATACAATAACAAGTCCTGTATCGGACAGAGTAAAGGAAATATATTCAGACAAATTTATGAAGGAAGAATGTCAGTGTAAGTCCTGCATTGAGAGAAGAGAGCATAGGGCAAAGGTTATTGATGCTTTGAGAAGAAATAATGCAACAAGGGAGTTAAGACTTTTAGGTGAACAGTAATGAAGGTAAAAACAGGAAGATATGTCATTGAAGTTATGACTGAACGAATGGCAGAGCTGGAAGAGGAGATTGCCGGAATCGAAAAGCAACTAAAAGAAAAGAATCAGGAATATGCTCAAATTGTTCAATTTTTAGAAACACATGAAGTTTAGACCATATAGGAAAGGAAGGTAAATGTATATGGCAAAGGTAAATAAAATAATGGTAACTATTCCAACGGAGAAAATTCATCCACACCCACAGAATCCAAGAAAGAGTATTAAGAATGTGGACGAGCTGGCAGACAGCTTGAAAAAGAATGGAATCATGCAGAACTTAACTGTAGTTCCAAAGGAAGATGCAAAGGGAGAGTATCTTGTGCTTATAGGGCATAGAAGACTTGAAGCCTGTAAGAAAGCGGGGATAACGGAAGTACCTTGCAGAATTATTAAGGGACTAACTCTTGAAGAACAGGTTGGTCGAATGCTTGAAGAGAATATGCAACGTGATGATTTGGAGATATGGGAACAGGCACAGGGCTTTCAGATGATGTTGGATTTGGGTTCAACAGAAGACGAACTTGTGGAAAAGACAGGATTCAGTAAGCAAACCATCAGACACAGACTTAATCTTGCCAAGCTTGACGGTGAAGAACTTAAAAGCAAGGATGAAAGCATTCAGCTTACGTTGAAGGAATTGTACGAGCTTGAAAAGGTTAAGAATATTGATGATAGAAACGAGATATTGAAAAAGGCACAAAGGGCAGGGGACATCAGATTGCTTGTTGCAAGTTATCTTGAAGAGAAGGAACTGGAGAAGAAAGCAGGTGCAGCATATGAGGTACTTAAAGATCGATTTCCTGAAATGGAAGTGATTCCAATATCAGATACATATAAAAGAGGAATGCATACATTACTTTACAGCAATTTAAGAGACATGACCATTGATGAAGTAAGGGAGAAAATGGAATCGGTGGAAATCCCGGGCAAGGCATATTACAGAATTAATTGTGGCTGGATATATTTGTATTCATATGTAGAACCAAAGGAAGAGAAGAAGACGGAAGAACAGTTAAAGAAGGAAGAAGAACGTAAGAAAAAGAAATCAATAGAAGATGAACTTGACAATATGTTTAAAGGGATAGTGAGCCAGGCAGAAAGTAAAATCAGAAGGATTATTCAAACTGAAGAATATCGAAGGAAGAATAATGAAGTATTGCTTGAACAGCTATGGAAAGTGGCTCTTAATCTGACGATTCAGTTAAGAGAAGACACAATGATTGATTATGCAATCGGAGATGAGGAAGAAACTGAAGAAAATGTAATGAATGCAAAGACATACATAGAAGGACTTGGAATTACAGGACAATTGTTAATATTAATAGCAGACGAGTTAGAAGATGCATATTCCTACATTATTAACTACAAATCCGAATATGACGAAAAAAACGGCAAAAGGATAATGGAAGTCTGCAGGTTCTTGGAGCAGTTCGGATTAAAGCTAAATGAGGAAGAATATCAGGTGTTGGACGGAACACATGAGCTGTTTGGAAAGGTGAAATGATGAGGAAAGCAGTGAATGGACTAAAAGATATTTTTCTGAATATAAAAATGGTGAAGTCTATGCTTGGGGTGATGGAGTAACATCTTGGACTATGGATGATGAAGAAGCTATATGTTCTTGGGAATATGCAAAACTAGCAGAAAGTGAGGACTAGATGGATTGGATAAGATTGATTAAGGTCATTTTAATAGGATTGTTCATAACAGGGATTTTAGGCATTTTAATCAATATCATAAACAGCAATATATGTGCTGTGATTTTCCTTGTAGAATGCACGATTGCAATTTTTATATTGTGGATATTATATCAGTGGTTAGATTGAAAGGAGATGTAGGATTATGTTGAAAATAAAAGATGATGTAGATTTAAACGAACTTAGAAAGTTCGGCTTTAAAACAGGTAAAGAATGGGCAGATTCAGGAGAACGTTGTCTACAAGGCGGTGGATTTGAGTATATGCACGGATGGTGGCATAAATTCCTGATGGATGAGGAAGATGAAAATAAGATAGCCTATATATCTGAAGCATATGATATTCCTAGTGTTCAAATATCCGTAAGGACAGATTTTCATAGAGATATATACGTAGATGTTGCTATAGAGGGAAGCTATCATACTTCGGATTTAGATGTTGTAACGGAAACTATATATGAGTTAACTAAGGCAGGACTGTTAGAAATTGAAAAGGAGATGGAAAGATGAATAGGAAAGCGACAACAATGTTTCTAACTGATTTATTAGAAGAGAGTTTGCAGGACAGAAAATATTATGCCAAAGAGGTTACGCTAGATTATGGAACAGCTCATCCGAAAAGAGTTGATTTAATACAATTTATTCCAGCAGGTGTTACTTGTGTGAGTGATATTGAGAAAGGAGAATTTATTTGTTATGAAATTAAATCGTGTGTGAATGATGTATATAGCGGTAATGGATTAAGATTTTATGGAGAATGGTTTAATTAGTATTGCAGATAGCATGGCAAAAAAAATAGAACTATGCATTGAATGTCGAGAATTATTAGAACATCAGCCAACAGCCTATGACGTGGATAAGGTTTTAGAACAATTGGAATATAGCAGAGTGCCTAATACTGGTATTGCAGGTTATCACAAAGTGGTCGAGATAGTGAAAGGTGGCGGAATAGATGGAAACACCAATACTTGATGTATGTTGCGGTAGTAAGATGTTTTACTTTGATAAAAATAATCCCAAAGTAACATTTATGGATTGTAGAGAATTAGAAGACGTTTTATGTGATGGACGGAAATTAGAAATTAATCCTGATATTATTGGTGATTTTAAAAATATTCCTTTTGCAGATAACAGTTTTAATATGGTTGTATTTGACCCACCGCATTTGTTGCATATAGGAGAAAATTCGTGGATGGCCAAAAAGTATGGAAAATTATCTGATACGTGGAGACAAGATATAAGCAAAGGATTTTCAGAGTGTATGAGGGTATTAAAGCCTAATGGTACTTTGATATTTAAGTGGAATGAAGAGCAAATAAAGCTATCAGAAATTCTACCATTGTTTTCACAAAAGCCAATATTAGGAAACAGAAGAGCAAAGACACATTGGTTGGTATTTATGAAAGAGGGTGATTAGATGGCAATTATTAATACAATAGCTATTATTATGGTGATTGGAATGATATTTGTGTTATGGGCGATATGCAAATTACAGAAGAAGGATTAAAACTACACGAAGGGAGACAGAAAGAGAGGAATTGAAAAGTGAGCAGAACGATAAATTATGATTTGTTTTTTAAGGAAAAATACATTGGAACGTATACAGCCAAGATGATAGCCAAGAAGCTTGACTTGAATTATGAATACGTTACATTGTCTGCCAGACAAGGCAAGACCATGAAGAAAAACTGGAAAGCAGTAAAGTCAGACAAGGAATTAACAAAGAAGAGACAGGCGGTGATTGACCATAAAAAAATAATCAGAATGCAAAAAAGGTTAAAGGTTGTTGATTCTGTTCGACCGGAAAGAACATCAAGTGCAGGGAGAACATATAAGCTTCCTGTTTGGAGGTGCATGTAATGCTATACGAAAACGACATAAATGTAGATTCATTCTGTGAGGAATTGATTAAAAATGCAAGCATTAACTGGCCAAAGGCTTTTGTTCAAAAGTTGGAAGACTTGGTTGAAGCAACAAAAAACGAAGAAAACTATGGCTTTGTGGCTGAAACAAACAATAAACTAAGGAGAATTGAAATGGGATTTAAGGAATTGCAGGACGAAATTGCAGCAGACATTAAGGAACTGCAGGAATACAGAGCCACAGGATTAACACCAGACCAGATAAGAGAGATTGATAAGGAATATTCAGAGTTGGCGAGAAAGCTTAATGAAGAAAAGGAAATAACAAGGAGTTTGAGAAAGGAGCTAAGTTATGAGTGAGACATACATAGGAGCTTGTGTCTATTGTGGCCAGACACAGCAGATTATGAATCCCATTGGAACATCAGAGGAAGAGTTGAATCAGGTTGCAACAATGATGTGTAGCTGTGATGAAGCAAGGCTTTATCAAAAAATAAGCAATGCTGAAAGGAAGATAGACGGATTACTTCTTGAAAGATACCCAAAGGCAGCAGAGCTTAGCAAGAATGTTGTTGGAATGGTAGCAAGAGATGAGGTAGCAGATGTAACGATTAACACTGGAATGCAGATGAAGATAAAGATTTCAAAAAACACTAAAGGCGAGATTAAAATCAAATGCACCGAAACATATAACAACGAAGTAAACATATAGGAGATTAATGATGTTGAAAGAATTAAATATCGTATTAATGTTTGTATGGATATTTCTAATTGCAGTCGAATGGATTTTATTAATAGGAAAGGATAGAGCGATGAAACAGCCAAGAAAACCGACAAGGGAGCAAAAAATACTTTTGGTCAAGAATGGATATGATCCTATGAAGTTTGGAATTGTAAGAGAAAAGAAAAATGAAGATTTCTTTAAGGCAATCAATGTTGAAACAAAGGAAATCATCAAGATAAACTACTAAAAATGTAAAGCTAAATAAGAGTTAAAAAACGTGGTCCAAGTGGCCACGTTCATAACTTGATATTCATATTATAGTTATGACGAAAGATAAGAAATCAGAGAGTAGGATTAATGTACATCAAGAAAACATATCAGTTTAAAAATTCAATAGAAGTGGAAAAAATGTACAGTGCACGTTATGGGAAAAAGGGAATGAAGCATAATGAAAAGACCAATCCTTCCCCGGAAGCCATGAAGAAGCATAACAGAAAGAAATGTGCTGATAATCTTAGAAGACTGATTAAGCTTAACTTTCAGGATGGCTGGCACATGACCTTGACATACAGAAAAGATGACAGACCGGACAGAGCATTGGCCAAGAGATACGTTAACAACTTCCTGCGTAGAATGAAGTACTGGTTGAGCAAGGAAGGTGTGGAGCTTAAATACATTCTTGTGACAGAATATGAGAACAAGGCCATACATCACCACATCATAATCAATGACAGTCCAAACCTCATTAAGCTTGTTGGAAAGCAATGGCCACACGGACAGGCTAACTTTACTCTTTTGTATGTTGATGATGATGTTGCCACTCTTGCAGAATATTTAATCAAGGAAACTGACAAGACTTTCAGGGAAGACCCTAACTGTAAGCTTAGATACACTTGCTCACGAAATCTTGAAAAGCCTGAACCAAGAGTTGAAATCATTAAGGCTAACGAATTTAGGAAAGAGCCTAAGATACCAAAGGGTTACATTCTTGAAGCAGACAGCCTTGTTAACGGAGTAAGTTCTGCAACAGGTTATGAATATCAGAGCTACCGATTAACCAAAATCCCGGAGAAAGGAAAAAGGAATGAAAGACAGAAAAAACCATTACGAGGACACGGTAGTGGCGAAGTGTCCGTTTTACCGCCGAAAGGAAAAACAAAAAATCGTGTGTGAAGGTCCCTATGATGATTGTCTGTCATTAATCCAAACCTTTGGAAGCAATGTTAACAGAGACAAGCAGTTGGAGATATTCTGTGGGGACCGTTACAAGAACTGTGAAATATACAGAATGATAATGGAAAGCAAGTATGAATAATCACAAGGAAAAGACCGGATTATGCCTAAAAGTGGCAATAGTAGAAATGCGGTCTTATTTGAGTACACAATTCAATAAAAAAATAGCAAAAAAAATTAACCTTGTCAGGGGGAGTAGAATTCCCCTGATTTTTTTATGTAAAATTTTTGACAGAAGGAAGGTGTGGCAATGGCAAAAAAGAAACAGAAAAATTCGGAGGATATATTAAGTCTTATAAAGACTGAATATATTTCTGACCCAAAAACTTCATACCGAAAGCTCGCCGAGAAGTATAAATATCCGCTAAAGAAAATAGCTGCAGCAGGAAGAAAGGAAGGGTGGGGACAGCTTAGGGTACAAGTAAGGGACAAAACCTTGAAAAAAACCATCAACAGAATTTCCACCGAAAAAGCAGACGAATTGGCAGACGTAATTACCAACGCAAACAAGGTGTTGAAAGTCATTGGAAAAGCGTTCGAAGATGATAAGCAATTCAATCGGCACATTGTAATGAGCAACAAGATAACACAAGAAAAGGTTTACAAGAAAGTTGATACAAGGGCACTTAGGGACATAACAACCTGCCTAAAGGACATAGCAGCAGTTGGAGAGCTTATGAAGCAGGGAAATGAAGATAACGAAGGAAAGTCAATTGAAATAATTCTTGGAGATGGAGAAGGATATGATGTCTAATGTCAAAGTTAAACTGGGAAAGCCAAATCCCAAACAAGATAAATTCTTAAAGGCACAGGCAAAGAATGTCGGATATGGCGGAGCACGTGGCGGGGGTAAAAGTTGGGCCGTAAGAGCAAAAGCTACAATATTGGCTGCGAAATATGCAGGAATACGTCAGCTAATAGTCAGAAGAACATATGCAGAGCTTATGTCTAACCACGTTAAACCTTTAAAGGTAACATACGCAGAATTAATGAAAAAGAAATTAGTTAAATTCAATAAAACTGAAATGGAATTCACTTTCTGGAATGGTTCGACAATCAAATTTCAATATTGCGACAAAGAATCAGATACAGATGCTCTGCAAGGTTCGGAGTATGATGTGATATTCATTGATGAAGCTACACAGCTCTTAGAATCACAAATGAAGGACATAGTAGCCTGTTGCAGAGGTGTAAACAACTTTCCAAAAAGAATTTATTACACTTGTAATCCCGGAGGCAGAGGACACGCATACATTAAGCGCATATTCATCACGAAAAGTTACAATCCGGGAGAAAATCCCAATGATTATGAATTCATTCAGGCAGGGGTTCAAGATAACAAAGTACTTATGAAATATCAGCCCGACTACATAGCACAGCTTGAAGCGTTACCACCTGCAAGAAGAAAAGCTTGGCTTGAAGGTTCGTGGGACGTGTTCGAGGGACAGGTATTTGAGGAGTTCAAGGATAATCCTGAAGGATATGAGAGCAGACAGTGGACCCACGTTATTAAGCCGTTTACACCGCCAAAGAGCTGGAAGATTTACAGAAGCTATGACTTTGGATATGCAAAGCCCTTTAGTTGTGGTTGGTGGGCAGTGGACCATGACGGATGTATGTACAGAATACTTGAATATTACGGTTGTAGAAAAGGCGAGGAAAATGTGGGATTGAAGATTACAGCAGACCAGCAGTTCAGGGAAATAGCAAGAATGGAAGATGAACATCCGTGGCTTAAGGGAAAGAAGATTGAAGGTGTGGCTGATCCTGCAATATGGGACACGTCAAGAGGAGAGAGCGTGGCAGAAACAGCAGAAAAATACAGGATATTCTTTGAGCGTGGCGATAATAAGCGAATAGCCGGATGGATGCAGTTACATTACAGACTACAGTTTGATGAAAACGGCTACCCAATGATGTATGTATTTGAGAATTGCAGGGATTTCATCAGAACAATTCCAAGTCTTGAATTTTCGACTACAAATCCAGAGGATGTTAACTCGGATATGGAAGACCACATAGCAGATGAGACAAGATACATGTGCATGATGCGCCCTATGTCACCAATAGAACCAGTGGCAGATGAGATTCATCTTGAAGACCCATTGAATCAGTTTAAGCAAGGAGTATAAGAATGTTTGACAAGTTTAAGGCAAAAAGAATGTTAAGAAAGGCAGAAAAGCAGATGAAGGAAAGAGATTATGCGTCAGAAGACAGCTATACACCATCTTCCGATATGGTGCAGAGCGATAGAAGAATAGCAGATGCAGCAGTTAAGCCAATAGGCGAAAAGGAAATCATTGAAGCAACATCAATTATGTTGAAGTACAAGGAAGGTAAGGCGAACACAGAAAGAAGAATCATTGAAAACGAACAGTGGTGGAAGAGAAGACACTGGGATTACATCAGAACATCAAAGCAGAAGGATGAGGTTGAGCCTACATCAGCGTGGCTGTTTAATTGTCTAATGTCAAAATATGCTGACTATATGGACGCATATCCCGAACCTAATGTTTTGCCAAGGGAAGAAGGGGACAAGGCAGAAGCCAAGATGTTATCATCAATCATTCCTGTAATATTGGAACAGAACGGCTTCTATAAGGTGTATTCAAAGAAAGCGTGGAACATATTAAAGGCAGGTTCGGCAATCTATGGCATATTTTGGGATGGAAGCAAGCTTAACGGACTGGGTGACATATCAATCAAGAATGTTGATTTCCTGAATTTGTTTTGGGAGCCGGGAATAACGGACATTCAGGATAGCGAGAATGTATTCCACACCAATCTTGTGTCTAATACAAAGCTTGTACAGATGTACCCACAGCTTGAAGGAAAACTTGGTGGCGGAGCAATAGCAAAGGCTGAATACTTTTATGAGGACAATGTTGACACCACGGATAAGAGCATGGTGGTTGAATGGTATTACAAGAAGTATCAGAACGGTAAACAGGTTCTCCACTACGTTAAGTATGTTAATGATGTTGTGATTTATGCATCTGAAAATGACACTGAAAGACCAACAGAGGAAGTGGAGCAGAAAGTAATTGACGAAAACACGGGAGAAACAATGGTAAATCCCGATACAGGAGAACCGGTATATGAAAAGGTGCAGCAGGAAACAGGAGAAGAAAGCATTGCGGAACGTGGCTGGTATGACCACGGACAGTACCCGTTTGTGGTGGAGACAATGTTCCCGGTTGAAGGCTCTCTATGTGGATTCTCATACATAGACATATGCAAGGAACCGCAGAAGTACATTGACCTTTTAGATCAGGCAGTATTGAAAAATGCATTGATGAATACAATCCCAAGATATTTAGTGGGCCAAAATTGTGGAATTAATGAAGATGAATTACTTGATTGGCGAAAACCTATGGTGCACGTTACAGGAAGCCTTGAAGAATTGAGATTGCAGAAATTAACACCACCAGACATGAATGGTTCGGCAATAACAAAGGTTAATGACAAGATTAACGAAATGAAGGAGACAACAGGCAACACGGATGTGGCAAGAGGTAACATTGGCGGTGGAATAACAGCAGGTTCAGCAATCAGTGCCCTACAGGAAAGTGCCGGTAAGACATCAAGAAGTCAGAATAAGATGTCATATAACGCTTATGGTGATGTAATCACTATGGTAATAGAGCTTATAAGACAGTTCTATGATGCACCCAGACAGTTCAGAATTATGGGAAAGAAAGGCTATGAATATGTTACATACAGTAACGAGAACATTAAGCCACAGGAGCAGGAAAGGGACTTTGATTTGGATGTTGGATATAGATTACCTGTATTTGATGTGGAGGTATCAGCACAGAAAGCAAATCCTTATTCCAAGAACAGTCAGAATGAATTGGCATTACAGCTTTATGGAGCTAACTTCTTTAATCCTGAAAATGGAGATGTGGCACTTGCGGCTCTCGACATAATGGATTTTGCCCATAAGGAAGATGTCATTGCAAAGATTCAGACCAACGCTACTTTGTACAGAGAAAACAATGAATTAAAGCAGCAGATGATACAACTTGCTTCCACTCTTGATCAGGAACACGGAACAAACATGGCTGAACAGTTGGCACAGTCGTTTGACCAGAATCAGATGGGAACAGGAGAACCGGTACCGGATGTTAACCTATCGGAAGATAGTGAACACCCATTTAACGAAAGGGCAAGAGAGAACGCTAACGCAGCCACTCAGGTAAACGAATGATAAAAATAACATTAACAAAGAATAGGCTGTACATTACAGGGCACGCCCAATATGCTCCGTCAGGACAGGACATAGTATGTGCAGCAGTTAGCATATTGGCATTTACATTTATGAATACATATCAGGTTCAGGTAAACAAATGCGGAAATAACATCATTGATTTAAGCTTTGATGAAGATGTTGACACGAAATTCATAAGAACAGGATTTAAGCTCATAGAAGAGGAATATCCAAATAATGTAAGAGTGTTTGAGGGGGGATAGAATTCCCCCCTTTTAGTAATTTATCATAAATAACATAAGGGTCGCACCCTCAAACAGCAGAAAGGAGACAGAAATGTCAAGATATAAGTTATACCTACAGTATTTTGCGGAAGGCGCAACCGCAGGAGGAGAAGGTGATTCGGGCGAAGGAACTGTGGACGCCGCACAGGTAGTATATGGCAAACAGGAATCCGAAGAATCAGTAAATGATGAAGAATCAGAAGCAGTGGAAGACACAGAGGAAAAGGATGAAGGACCATCATTTGAAGAACTGATTAAGGGAAAGTACAAGAATGACTTTGACGACAGAGTACAGAACATAGTTCAAAATCGTGTTAAGAACATCAAGACATATGAAGAGCAGATGCAGGAATTAAGTCCGGCACTTGAAGTGCTTGCTGAAAAATATGGAGTTGATGATCCGGGCAACATTAAGTCGTTGGTTGAAGCAATAACCAATGATGATGAACTGTACGAAGAGGAAGCAGAGGAACGTGGAATTGATGTTGAAACATTAAAACACATCAAACACATTGAAAGACAGAATCAGGCTTTCACGGAAGAAATGGCACAGAGAGAAAGAGATGCACAGAATGCAGAGGCTTGGCAGAACATTCTTAGTCAGGAAGCGGAAGTACAGAAGATTTACCCAGGATTTAGCCTTGAAAGTGAAATGCAGAACGATGAGTTTGCAAGGCTTGTAGCTTGTGATGTGCCGGTAAAGACAGCGTTTGAGGTAATCCACGCTAACGAACTTCAGGCGGTAGCAGCAAAAGTTGTGGCGGACAATACAGCCAAGAAGATTGCCAATTCCGTAAAGGCAAATCAGAAGAGAACCGGTGAAGGACAGGGCAATAGTCAGGCAGTCATAGTCAAAAAGGATCCTAAGTCATTAACAGATGAAGACAGAGACAGAATATACGAAAAGGTTATGGCAGGAGAGAAGATTGCTTTTTAACTCCTGCATTAAGGAGAAAAGAATGAAGACAAAATTAGATTTACAGTATTTTGCTGATTTAAACACTAACATCACAAGTGACAGTGGAATGTCAGCAGAACAGAAAGAGTATTATGACGGAGAATTACTCCGCAGAGCAAAACCAAATCTTGTACATGCACAGTTTGGCAAGAAAGCACCATTGCCACAGGGAAATGGTAAAAATGTAAGATGGAGAAGAATGAAGTCATATGGACCTGCATTAACTCCATTACAGGAAGGAATCACACCTAAAGGCAAGAAGGCAGTGTTTGAAAGCATTGAAGTAACAGCAGAGCAGTACGGCGATTACACAGCAGTATCAGACAGATTAAAAATGGAATCCACAGATCCAATCATTCTCGAACTTACAAGAGAACACGGCATTCAGTCTGCAGAAACAATTGACACTGTAACAAGAAACGAATTGCAGACAGGAACATCCGTAATCTTTGCACCAAAATCAACAGGTGCGGTTGTATCAACCAGAGCAGACTTGGATAAGACATGCAAGTTAACACCGAAAGTAATTTCAATGGCAAAAACAGTGTTGAAGAGAAGAAGTGTACCGACAATTAACGGTTCATATGTTGCAATCATTCATCCTGACATTGAACATGATGTTACTACAAATGATGATTTCATTGATGTGGTTAAGTATAACAATCAGGAAAAAATCTTTGAGGGTGAAATTGGTAAGTTATATGGAGTAAGATTTGTTTCAACACCAAATGCTAAAATCTGGAATAATTCATCAGCCAGTCAGGGAGCAACACCAGCAGGATTAGCAGTGTATGGATGCCTGTTCTTTGGAGAGGATGCGTATGGCGTAGTTCAGCTTGAAGGTGGCAACATGGAGATGATTGTTAAGCAGTTAGGCTCAGGTGGAACAGAAGACCCATTGAACCAGAGAGCAACAGTAGGTTGGAAGGTAACTGACTATGCAACAAAGATTCTTGATGAAACAAGAATTGTAAGAGTTGAATGTTGTTCAGAAGACTTTAGCCCGATTGCAGAAGCAAACTAGGAGGATTTAAAAATGGCAGAACCAACAAATAAACAGCTTGCTGACGAGAATGCCGAACTTAAGGCAGAGTTAGAAGCACAGAAAAAGAAAGTGGCAGAACAGGAAGCACAGATTGCAGCAGCAAAGGAACGTGAGGCACAGGCAGAAAAAGAAGCAAAAGCACTTCTTGCTGGAAAGGGAGTACCCGCAAATCCTGACGCAGAAAAGAAAGTCAAGTTCACATTCCCTACTATCAGAGGGAAAAATGCTGATAAGGACATCATCATATCAGTAAACGGACGTGACTATCAGATTCAGCGTGGAGTTGAGGTAAGTGTACCGAAGTTCTTGGTTGAAGCATATTACTGTAGCGAAGGAGCAAAAGACGAAGCGGATAACTACATAGAGGAAGTCGCAGAATAAATCATATTTGAAAAATATATATCACGATAAAGGCAGGCGGATGGAAACATCCGTCTGATTTTTTTAAAGGAGAAAAAATGACAAGAGACGAAGTAATAACATCAGCAGACATTCTGTATCCTAATTCTTATGATCGTCAGGACAAGGAGAGATGGATACAGGATGTTGAAAGAAAAATCGAATTGGAAATAATAAACACACACGAAGACCCAATAAGCAAAAATAAGGAAGAATTATATGCAGAACAGCCATATTCGGATATGTACATTCATTACATTATGGCACAGATAGATAAATATAACGAAGAATACGACAGATATAGCAATCATATGGCATTGTTCAATGAAGATTATTCAGAATATGAAAATCAGTATCATAGAACACACATGCCAATACAGCACGGAACGTTTAGTGTATAGGAGAAAAATATGAGATTACCGGAACTAGCAACAATTAAATCAAGTGTGACAACGATAAATGCCTTTGAGGGAATAAATGACAACGTGTACATTCCCGAAGGATATTTTAAGGATATGAAGAACATGACATCTGATTACTACCCGGCATTGGCTAATAGAAAGAAGAGAGACGTTTATTCAATGCGATATGACGGACTAGCGATTAATGGTGCAATTGAAATAAATGGAAGCCTGTATGTTGTTGAAGGAACAAAACTGTATAAAGATGGAAAGGCAGTAAGTGGAATAACATTAACAAATGACAAAAAGAAAATGTATGGCTATGGAGCATACCTTGTGATTATGCCTGATAAGAAGATGTATAACACGCAGGATGGAAAAGTTACAAATATGTCATTCACATACAAGATAAAGCAAAAAACAGCAAGTGACACATTACCGGCGCTGTACTTGTCAGATAAGGATGGAAATCCGTATGCAGTAATGCCAATATCACAGAATCCAATAACAGGGGACGAAAAAGTCAAAGCGTTTAAATCGGGAGTGGCGTCAGAAATCCCCTCTTTTTGTAATAAAGATAATGTTAAGCCATTGTGGATAACAAAAAGTGTGGTCATAAATTTCACGGAAAAATACAATGAAAATTTAGGACTAATAAGCATTTCTGACGATAAATTAGTCATTAAATATTATGACGCAAACTATTCAATGTGGAGTTCACCTAATTTATATGTGACTTGGTGGTATAAAGCAGAAACTGAAGCAACAGCAAAAGAAATAGCAGATTCAATTAAGGATGGAGATTTTATAAGCCTTAAGGTGGAAGATTCCTCTGGAAAAGACATGGAGTTTTACGGCTATCCAACACATACGTATAATTTATGGAAATATTTCAGCCAATATGCAAAAGTTGAAAAGGTTCTAATAAACGGAAGTCAGATAGGAATTGTATTTTCAAACACAGGACTGGATTATCTAAATTATTATACCAAACAGTATAGAAATAGCATAACTAAAGGAAATGCTAAAAAAAGCGCAAGCTCAACAGATCCGTCAGGTGATGAAACAGAACCCGCAATAATATCAATGCCTAAGCTTATGAAAGCTGATTTTCCGTGGAATGGACGTTTCAGTTATCTGACCATAAAGAAGGATATGCCAGATATGGATTACATTACCATAAGCGCAAACAGGATATGGGGTTGCTCAAATGCCAACCACGAAATATATGCCTGTAAGCAGGGAGACCCTACAAGCTGGAGAACGTATGCAGGAATAGCCAATGATGCATATGCAGTAACCATTGGGAGTGATGGAGATTTCACAGGGGCTTGCACATACAAGGGAATGCCTTTCTTTTTTAAGGAGAATTTAATCATCTGCCTGTATGGAACAAAGCCATCCAACTATCAGGTCAGCGAGATATATTATCCGGGCATTGAAAAAGGCAGTAGTGAAAGTCTTGCCTTGGTAAACGGATATGTATACTTTAAGTCCAAAAAGGGAGTGGTCAGGTTTGACGGAAGCTCCACACAGACCATATCAAATGAACTGGGACTAAAAGCGTTTAACAATGCTGTAGGTGGAGCAGGAGAAGAAAAGTATTACATAGCAATGCAGGAAAACGGTGTAAATCATCTATTTGTCTATGACACGAGAAAGCAGATATGGCATAAGGAAGATGATGAAAAACCAAGAAGATTCTTCAGGTATAAACAATCACTATTTGGAATAATGACCACTGACCAAATAGTGAGATATGAGGGAATGAATATAATAACAAACAATCTTCCGGCTTCGTTTCGAAATAAGGAAATTGAGGAAACAAGTCAGGTGGGAGAGTTCACCATTCATAACAGGGGAATTGATTGGTATGCAGAGACAGGACCAATTGAGAGCGGTTCAACCAATGCAAAGCACATACAGAGATTGGGAATAAGATATGAGTTAAGCGAACAAGCCTGGTTGAAGGTTAGTGTGAAGTATGACAATGAGGAGAAATGGATTAAGGCATATGAACACGAAGGAAAGAAAAGTGAAGGACCGGTTAACATAGCATTCAGACCACGAAGGTGTGAAAAGTTCAGATTGAGATTTGAAGGTGAAGGAGATTGTAAGATATTGAGCATTCAAAGAACGGTTAATGAAGGGAGTGAAGGTAATGGCCACATTTAAACTGGATAGTCCACCTGCAAGAACAGGTGACGCAGAGCAGGACTTGGACCAGATATATTCATACGTTGACAACTTGTATGCGCAGGTGCGTTACGTACTTGGAAGCATAGATGAGGAGAACATGACGGATTCAATGATACAGAGGATTGGAGGTAATTAGATGGCAAAGTCAATATTTAAAAAGAATAACATAACAGGCGCAACGGTAAGTAACGGAACAACATCACAATCAGACTTTAGTAACACAAGTCAAAGTAGTTTCTCAAAAAACACACAAAACAGTAACGGAAGAAGCTGGACCACAAGCAAGGTTTCTGGAAAAACAAAGAATCAGCTTAAAAATGCAGAAAAGAAGTTTTCAAGCCCATATGCAAATCAGCTTAATAGTGCTGTAAGCGACATTACAAACCGAAAGGCATTTAGCTATGACTTAAACGAGGATTCACTGTATAAGCAGTATGCCGAGAATTATAAGAACCTTGGTAATCAGGCAATGCAGGACACAATGGCAAATGCTTCAACTTTATCAGGTGGATATGGTAACAGCTATGCCACAACGGCAGGACAGCAGGCATATAACTCATATCTGCAGCAGTTGAACGACATTGTTCCAACGTTATATCAGCAGGCAAGAAGCAATTATGACACAGAAACAAGCAATCAGTATAACAAAGCAAGCTTACTACAAGGGCTTGATAGTGAAGCATACCAGAGATATTCCAACAATAGAAGCTACTATGCAGACAAGTACAACAATGAATGGAATAGAAACGCTGTAACGCATTCAAAGCAGACAGACACATCAACACAGATACAGAATAGTAGTAGCAGTACAAGTAGCCACAGCACAAACACAAGTAACAACGTAAGTACTTCATACCAGAAGCAGACTACACCGGCCCCAACATATGCTGAAATCAAGGATGCGGCAACTTCTTCAAAGAACATTAAGAGTCTTTTGACGGCATACGGAATTAAGAATGCATCTGATCCGTTAACGAAAAAGGAATGGAAAAACACAGAAGAGGGAAAAGGCAAGGGAACGGCAGCATACAGAAGATACCTTGCTTCATACGCAGATACAGCAATAAGTAGCGTGTACGGAAAAACAAAAAAGAATAAGAAGAAAAAATAGGAGAAAGACATGGCAGGATTAACAGTTGATCAGTGGAAAGCAAACAGAAGAAAAAGTGAAAGAAACATTGCTAATTCATTTTTTAGTGAAGTGTCACAGATGAATGGAATAAATGAACTGATGAAGCAGCAGGACAGTGTTGAGAAAATCAGAAACATGCAGCAGGTAAAGACCAGAGTTAACAGTTTGTTACAGCAGGCAGATGGCGTAAGACAGTATTACGCCAATGCCGGTAACAAGAAGATGATGAAAAGCGTGGAAGATGCAAGTACATATCTTAAAAACATTAATTCAGGAATTGACAAGTATATGCCAAGCGAGGAAAAGGTAAAACAGATTACAACAAATCAGAGCATATACGATAATAACAGAAATTCAACATTTCAGCAGTTAACAGACAAGCAGGTACAGAACAAGGTTAATGCCACGGACAAGAACAGGGCTGAACTGGAGAACGAAAACAACATTCTGGAACAGATTAAGAATGAAAAGGGAACAGACAATGATTATAAATCAATAGTGGCTTATGCGAAAAACAAGGTTAAGGAACTTGAATCAGGAAAGACAGACAGCAATATTGATAAAAAGACAACAGACAAGGAATTTAACAGTTATAAGCAGTTAAGCCGTGATAACGATAAGTTCACAACAAATAAGAACAATGACGCAATACAGAGACAGATTGACAGCTATAAACAGATAATAGACGAATATTCAGATTATGACAAATACGGAAAGAGCAACATGGCTAAGTGGTCTGCTGAAACAAAGGACATGGATTATGCCCAGAGACAGGATTACATTAAGAAATTAAATACAAACAATTCCCAGAACAAACTTGAAGAAAAGATTTCAGGCTATGAATCAGGAAAGGAATACCTTAACAGTCTTGCTGACGGCGAAAAAGCGACCGCACAAGGCTTTTTTGACTACTTGGATAACAATAATCGTAACTTCATCAGTGAAGCCAGAAGAAACGGAAAAAACGCACAGAAGGAAGAACAGAGATTATATAATCTTGAAGAAAAGTCAAAGAAGTGGGAAGAAGGAAGTAATGACAGGGCAATTAAGACAGAATATCTTGACAAGATGGCCAAGAGCAATCTTAACAGCTATGAAGACTACGAAACACTTTACAATGAATATGACGAAAAAAGAAAGAATGCAAAAAGTCTTCAGGAAGAGAATGACATTAAGCTTGATTGGAACAATAATTATGGTGACGAGTATTTAAGAAAGAAACAGGAACATAATTTCAATAATCTTGCAGATGAAGACAAGACCAAGGTTGTGCAGACAGTTGAAAATGGCTCAAATTTGGACGAATTGAAAGCACAGTTAATGGATAAGTACAGATATGACGATAATGAAGCAAATGCCGTAATTAATTATGCACAGGCACAGAAGAATGAAGCAACTGCAGAGCAGGAGCAGAAAGATTATGCAAAGTATGGAAAGGAACATCCATATGTAGGTACTGCAGCGTCAGTTCCACTTTCTCTTGCATCAGGAGCAGGATATGTTGGTTCAATGTGGGAAAAATTAAAACGTGCAACAGGAACAAGCGAAAATCCAATAGACTATAACAGTGACGCAAACAGGATTGGTCAGAATGCACAGTCATTGCGTGAGGGAGTAAAGGAAAACATGAAGACTGATGTGGGAAAGTTTGTATATGATGCGTTTGCAAGTACACTTGATTCAGTAGCAACAATTCCACTTAATCTTGTGGTTCCCGGAGCAACAACACTTATTCTTGGTTCATCAGCCGCAACTTCCTCAATGCTTGATGTACATAACAAGGGAGCGTCAGACAGTCAGGCATTAATGACAGGACTTGGAGCAGGTGTATTTGAAGGACTTTTTGAAAAGGTATCACTTGATAAAGTTGTGTCAATGAGCAATGGTGTAAATTCGATTAAGAATTTCCTTAAAAATACAGTAAAGAGTATGGGAATAGAGGGAAGTGAAGAGGGTTTTACAGAAATAGCGAACATTGTTTATGACAATCTTGTAAATGGTGAACTTTCAGATTATCAGCAGAGCATACAGAGCTATATGCAGCAGGGATATACAAAAACAGACGCAGAACAGGAAGCAAGAAAAGATATGGCTGTACGTATTGCTGAAAATGTAGGTGGAGGTGCAATTGGAGGTGCATTCTTTAGTATTCCACTTGGTGGATACAACTATGCTAAAGGAAAAGCATACAGACAGATGTCAGAGAAAGGACAGAACATAATTAATAACGGTACATATTCAGAGATTGAAAATCATATCAGGGAAAATTATGGTGAAGACAGTGAAGTGTACAGCCAGTTTAAGAATGCAGAAACAAATGATCCTGCAATGGTAGGTTACATTGCAAACACAGTGGCAGCAGATGAATATAACAAGGCCACACAAAGTTATGTTGATGCTGTCGCACCTGCAATATCTGAAAGACTGCAGGAACTTGATGTGCCAAAGAATGAGGCTGACAACATAGCAATGCAGAGTATGGAACGCATGATGAATGGTAATGGAAGAAAGAATGTTGATGCAGGACAGTATCAGGAAGCATACGACACCGTGGAAAAAGAGTTGATTAACCACATGCAGGGGAACGAAACAGACTGGACCAGCAGAATGAATTTATCCGAGTACAGAACACATCAGGAAAACACACAGGATATGGTTAAATTGGCTAACGGAGAAAGTTTAAAGCCTACCCTTGACGAGAATACACAGAGCAAATTAAATGCTGAAATGGACGAAAAACAGAGCAATGGAGCAATAACAGAAGGTGGAGCACACCTGATTGACAATCCAAGTGTTAACTTTGAACCTGCGGAACTTATGGTTAACAAGGAAGGAAAGACAATAGTAATATCCAAGGAAGGTCAGAACTACAACATGGAAGATGTTGCAGCAGACAGAGACACAGTAGCATTGTATGAATTGGGTGAATCATACGAACCTGAACAGCGAAAGAAATTCTTTAAGGCATATGCAGAGGGTGGAACATTGGTTGATCCGGTTGATTTCGCGGCAAACTATAAGGTTGCATATGACTATGGAGCGCAGAATAAGGGAATAGCAAGTGCAACATCAAACAGAAGAATAAGAACTAACATGACATTGGACCAGATAGCCCTTGCCTACACAGCAGGAAAGATGGAATATCAGAAGAATCTTATTGACAGGGTAGTTGTAACAAATAATACAAGGGGAAGTGTCAGCTTCGATAACGTTGACACAACAAAACTTGATGAAACACAGAAAGCAGTAGTAAGGGTGGCACAAATGCTATCAGAGGTTACTGGAGCAAAATATGTATTTTATGAAAGCAAACAGGACGCAAATGGAAAATACATAGGAGAGAACGGAAGCTACAATAGTACAACCAATGAGATAAGAATAGACATCAATGCAGGTAAGATATCAGCTAATCAGGGACATAACATTATGATAGCAACATTGGCTCACGAACTTACACATTACATACAAAACTTTTCAACAACACAGTACGCAAAGCTGGAAGAGTTTGTGTTTGATGCATTAACAAAATCAACAGGCATAAACATAGATGAACTGATTGCAGATGAAATAAATTCACTTAAGAAGACACTTGGAGAAGACATTACGGAAGACGTGGCGCGAAAGGAACTTGTGGCCAGAGGATGTGAATTAATGCTTACAGATGCAAATTCAATCAAGGAACTTGCAAAAAGAGACAAGGGATTGTTTGGAAAGATAAAGGCTAAGATAGATGAATGGGTTAAGAACATAATCAAGGCTTGCAATTCAATCATTAATAAGGACGGAAGCATTAAAAGTGGTACTGTATCAAAGGAAGCAATGTTGTTAAAGGATTTTGCCTTGCAGATGAGAACAATGTGGAATGAAGCATTAAAGGAAGCAGGAGAGAGTAACAGCAGAATCGTTAGCAAAAATGTGGATGTATTGGATATGGTTCGATATGACGCAAACAATAAACCATATGTTGAAATTGATGAGGATATCTTGGACGGTGTGGCAGAGGAAGACTATGAGCAGACAGCAAAGAATGTTTTAACAGAGTTGTTCAAGGAAGGAATAGATTATAAAAATAATGTATTCACAATGAACAAAAGGGACAAAAATGAGTTTGTACGAAACAGAACAATGACTTATTGGTTACATAACAATAAGAAATTGAGAATGGATAAATTAAGATTAAGTAAAAACGCAATGGAGATAATTAAAAATGCTGATAATTGGAAGAATGTTGAAAAGAAATACAATAACACTAACAATGAGAAGATAGTTGACTTTGCATATGGTTATGTAAATGTTTCAGTATTTGGAAATGATTACAGTGCAAAAGTTGTTACAGGTGTAGATAAAAGAGGAATAATACATTTGTATGACATATCAGATATGATGCCAACAGAAATAAAAAGAAGCGCCAATACTACCGTTCATCCCAAAAGGGGAGCCAGTATATTTAATGGCGCTTCCATAGATGAGAGTATAAATGAAGATAGAAAGAATGTCAACAAAAATATTTTATATTCTTATGCAGGAGAAATAGAAGCAAGAGATACATCTAACAGAATGAATTTATCAGAAAAGGAAAGAAGGGAGAAAATACCTGAAAAGGGTAATGAAAATACTGTGTACAGATTTTTCTCATTGAGACAGTCAGTTGAGGAAACAAAGGATTTAATTGCAGTTCATAACTTATCTGAAAAGAATTTGTTGGAAAACATAAAGTTAGGTGGATTTCCAATGCCAAGCATTGCCATTACTAAGGCTAATAACTCATATGATAATTTTGGAGATATTTCAGTTGTATTCAAGAAAGATACCATTAATCCAAGTATGGAAGAAAACAAGGTATATTCAGGTGATGCATGGACACCAATGTTTCCTAGAACAGAATGGAAGCTTAACGAAAAAGCAATGGAAAAAATGGCAGATATGTTTAATACATCAACAAACTATATAGAGCAGTATGTTAAGGATCCTGAGACGGCAGTTAAAAAACTAAAAGCTGAACCGAAAGTCAAGGAAGCATTTGTTGAGAACGAAAAGGCAGACATTGAAAAGAAAACAAAAATGCCTGATTACGAAACAAAAATATTCAGTAATGAAGCAAGCAGACAGTTTATCGAAGAAAATAATATAACCGTGGATGACATTATGGAAAATGATGAAATTAAGAGAGAACTTGCAAATAAGGTATATCCACCAAAGGAAGGAGAAAAGAATTTTTATAAAAGAATGCGAGAAAATCTCATTGAAAGACTAAACAGATATAAGTTGGAAGATGATTATGAGATTTTTAAAGGAAATGTTGAACCGATATTTGACCAGACATCATATGATGAAGCTGTAGACGAATACGTTAACAAACATAGCGAACAGTATACAAAATATATTGAAGATGCTTTGGAGAATGTATATGAAGATAAGTATTTAGTTAAAGAAGATGTTGAACCATTAAAAGCAAATGGAGAGAGAAAAAGCTTTAATGAGCTTCATATGCCATATGAGATTAATAATATTGTCACATTAATGAAAAAGCAGAAAAAAGGCAAGGGAGGTGGATTTTTCGGAGGAGCAGGCAATCTTAAAGGTGCTGCAACAGAAACATTTACAAGTATTGATGAGATTAGAAGAAATAAGTATAAAATACAGAATATTTCAGAAGATGAATTAAGGAAAAAATATAAGTCACTAAATTCAAAAATTCAGGAAATTGATAATTATATTCTTGGAGAAGAGAATGACGGTGTGGAAGCAAGATTACGAAAAACAGAGAATATTAATGAAACAATGGTTGAAGCCTTTGCACTTGATAAGTTTACAAAGTCAAATGTAAAGGAAAAATTCAATGATTCAAATATTGAGATAACGGATTCTGTATATGAGCAGATGAAGGAACTTCGTGATGAATTGAAGGAAATACCGGTCCAATATTTTGAAGCAAAACCTGAGAGAGCGGTATCAACAAATGAAATTGCTTATGTTGTAGTTCCAAACAGTGTATCAGAAAAAACAAAAGAGGCACTTAGGAAAAATGGAATAGAATACAAGGAATATGCAGCAGGTGATAAAGAAGCAAGGAAGAAAGCAGTTAATTCAGATTCTACAGTACTATTCCAGAACAGAAATTATTCCTATGATGAATTAGTAAAGAAGCCACCAATGAATATCCCTGTGGTTAAGGCTAAGGCGATTAGTGAAATTAATAGAAAATCAATTGTCGAAATGGCAATGAATAATATTAAAAGCCATAAAGGGATAGAATTTAGAGGAAAGAATCCTGTAGTTACCAATATTGATACAGGAGACAAGATACAGGTTACAACAGGTGGAATACGACATGGGTTAGCAGGAAGGACTAATGAAGCCGGAATATTTGTTGCAATGAATCTTACAGAAGCCATTGAGAATGGAATTAAGGTCAATGAATCCTCAATTGGTAGAAAAAATGCAGATAATTCATACATATTAATGGGTGCTATGGATAATGAAGCAAAGGAAAGATATTATTACAGATTAGTTGTCAATAGATATGAGAGCAATAATATGGGAACGTATTATGTTGATGATTTGTATGCCGTAAGGGCAAAAAAAGAAGAGACATTTACGGCCGTAATGCCGACAAGGGTTACAGCTAACGCTGATGCCTCCAACATCTCTTCTAAATTGAATGTATCAGACTTTTTAAAAGCTGTCAAGGATTATTATGGCTTTGAATTGTCAAAAGATGTGAATGAAAAATTAGGATTGGATAGAGGAAAGTCGGATATAGAAGGGTTAATGTATCAGAAACGTTACAGTGAACCAAGAACATACGAGGAAGCCCTAAAGCAGAACAAAGAGTATCGTGACATTATCAACAATCTTAAGTCACAGTTTGAGATCACAAAGGGACACAAGGTTGGTGCAAAGGGAATTAGCAGATTAACATCAAGACTGATTAGAGAGACTAACACAGCCATTGAAAGAAATACATTATCAGAAAACCTTAATGAAGTGTTTAATACAGCAGTTAAGGAAGGCTTAAGTGCAGATGAAGTGGTAAGAGATTTAAAGTCAGTTGTATACACTGCACTTAATGACAGAAAAGAAAACTACAAGATAACGGACTATTCAAAGGGAATACTTGATGATGTCAGAACAACACCAATAAGGCTAAGTGAATCCCAGAAAGCTGAAATAGAGTACACAACAGGAATGACATATAATGATTGGCGTAAATCAATGTTTGGTAAGCTAAGAATTAATGAGAATGGAACAGCTCTTGACAGCATTTGGGGAGAGTTAAGTGCAAAATACCCGGCTACGTTTGACAGCGATACTAATTGGAGAGACCAGCCGGCAGTACTTATGAATATCATTGAAGATTTAAAGACAGATTATGAGAACGAATATGGATTTGATTTTGAAGATGCAGCAGATTACATAGCAGGAGAATTATTGGAAGAGTATAACACACTTCCGGAAGTTAAGACTTATGCTGACAGACAGAAGGAGAAACTTAACGGACTGCAGGCTGAATACAATGATAAGGTGTCCAAATTAAGAAAACGTTATTCTGACAATTATAGGGAATATAAGAAAAAGCTTAGTCAGGAAGTACAGAAGTCAAAACAGGAATGGCGAGAAGAACAGAAGTACCGTGAAGAAAATCTTAAGATGAAGTATCAGGCAATGATTAAGCAGAGAGAAACAAACATCCGCAATCGTGAAAACAGCGTATGGAATACGAGAGAAAAGGAAAAGGTTAGAAACACTATCATCAGAAATGTTAAGAGTATTTCAAGAAAAATTGTAACACCAACCAATACAAATCATATTCCGGAAGGATTCAGACAGAAGACAGCAGAGTTCTGTAAGGAATTTCTGAAAGATACAAGTGTATTCTCATATGATGATTTAGACAGATTAAGAGTTGCTTATGAAGCTCTTGGAAGAAGTACGGAGGACACATATCTTCGTGGAAGTTATGATGAAGACATTGACAACATGCTGTACACATTGAGAGATACAATCAAGAATAAGCGCCTTGCACAGCTTACGAGAGTGGAACTTGAACAGGTAAAGGACATTACAGACCATTTCGCTTACATCATTAAGAATGAAAATGAGATTTTTACTAATGGTAAGAAAATGGAATATACCGAGTTAAGCAAGAAAGCATTAAGAGAACTTTCATCAAAGAAAGAGAAAGTCTTTAAGCGAACAAAGAGCGGAACAGTTAACACCTTTATGGATAAAGCTGGTAACTTTATGTATGACAATTACACACCAATCTATTTCTTTAAGGAGCTTGGCCCAACATTTGAAAGTTTGTACACGGATGTTAGAAAAGGTCAGGACAAGTGGGGAAAGAACATAGCAAAGGCAGCAGATTACATGCAAAATGCAAAATCAGAATATGGCTATGACAAATGGGATAACAAGAAGTTGGAACTTACAAATGAAATTAAGTTAACAAGGGAACAGGCCATGTATCTCTATGCAACGGCAAAGAGAGAAAAGCTTAACAAACTGCAGAATGCTCACCATCTTAAAAAAGGTGGAATAATCTTTGAGGACAGAATTGTTAAGGAAGGAAAAGTCATTAACGCAGAGAAAACGCAGAAGATTTCCTATAAGGTAACAGATGGAGACTTAATTAAGATTGACAGCTTCCTGACGAAAGAGCAGAAAGCCTATGCAGACAAGATGGTTAAGTATCTGTCTAATGACATGGCAAGTCTTGGTAATGAAACATCAATGCAGTTGTATGGAATTAAGAAATTTGGCGAAAGCTATTACTTCCCATACAAAGTTGCATCAAGTGAAAAACAGACAAGTGCTGATGGAAAGGCAAAGATTAATTCAACACTTAAAAGTCAGTCATTTACAAAGAGCACTGTTAAGGAAGCTAGGAATGCAGTTGTAATTGGAAACTTTACGGATGCAGTGGCAGAACACATTGATAGGATGTGTACATACAATGCACTTGCAGTGGCACAGGATAATATTAACCGTGTATATAACTACAGGGACATCATATGGGAAGAAGGCCAGCAGGTAGGAAGCGGAATGACAATAAAACAGGTGCTTGAAAGTGTTGGTGGTAAAAAGGCAGGAAACTATCTTGATATGTTCCTGTTAAGCATTAATGATGGAATTAAGGCAGACCCAACGGAAGGACTGGCTAATCAGTTAATAGGTTCGTTCAAGAAGGGAGCGGTATATGCGTCAGCTTCCGTAATGATACAGCAGCCATCAGCCATTTGTAGGGCATTTGCATTGGTTAATCCAAAGTATTTTGCTGAAACAGTCTTTACAAAGCGAGATTGGGAAGAGTGTAAGAAATACAACGGTGTTGCAGTAGTAAAGGAACTTGGTGGATTTGATACAGGTGTCGGTCAGGGAACAATAGATTACATTACCGACAGAAAAGAAGAAAGCAAGTTTGGCAGGGCAATGTCAAAGGCAGACGATATTCTTGGAAGCCTTCCGGGTAAGATGGATGAATTAACGTGGTGTCACATCTGGAATGCTATTAAGGCAGAAACAGCAGACAAGTACAATCTTAAGGGTGAAGAGTTACTTAATAAGGCCTCTGAAAGATTTGACGAGGTTATTAATCTATCACAGGTGTACGATTCAGTATTGGCAAAGAGTGTTAACATGAACTCTAAGTCAGCATTGATGAAGAGTGCTACAGCATTTATGGCAGAGCCAACAGTCACTTGGAATATGTTTACAGATGCACTACGAAGCAAGAAGAAAGGTTACATTACAAAGGCAATGTCAGCAATAATTCTACAGACAGTTGTTAATGCAGGGTTAAAAGCGTTAATACAAGCTGCAAGAAACAGCAGTGATGATGATAAGGACAAGTCTTACGTTGAAAAGTATGTTAAGTCATTCAGTGGTGACGTATTTGGAACATACGGACTGACAGGAGATTTAAGCCCGTTAACTTGGATTCCTTTTGTTAAGGATGTTGTAAACATATTTGAAGGTTATGACGTTGAAAGGGCAGACATGACGTTGATATCTGACGTTGCAGATGCATACAAAAAGGTATCAAAGGCATATTTTGGAGATGGAGACGTTGAATCAAAGGTTGATGCAGGAGAAGAAATGGCGCAGTCATTGGCTGCATTCTTTGGCATTCCACTTAAGAACATGCTTAGAGATTACAATGCAACCAAGAATCTGTTTAATGATGTTATTAATAAGAACATGACATCAACAAAGCAGGTGGGTAAGGCGTTCATGGAAGGTATGGGCTTTGAGTATTCTAACAAGAAATACATTAATGAGTACATTAGCACCGGAGACAGAACAACAATTAAGGATATTGAAGATAACAAACGTAAGGAACTGAAAGAAAAATATCCTTTGTATTCTGATAAGCAGATTGAAGCCAAGGTGAATGCATATGTGAAATCACAGATTACAAGTCAGATTAAGAGCAGGTATCTTGATGGTGACGAAAAAGAAAAGGCTGAAATCATTGATTTTATGAAGAAAAGCAAACTGTATCTGAATGACAAGAAAAAGGATGAATCAAGAAAGACAGTAAGAGAATGGGAAGTAAGCAGACTTAAGGATGAATACATTCAGGCAGATTCCCAGAAGACGAGAAAGGAGATAAGAACAAAACTGTGGAACACAGGAAAGTGGAAAAACAAAAAATTATTTAACAAGACGCTTAAGTCTTGGATAAGTGATTAGCTTGAGGGGGGATAGAATTCCCCCCTATTTTGTTGCTATGCTTTTTTCAGTGGAGGACCGATATATGATGTATTATGATTTACTTCTTGATGTTGACTTGTCAGGCTGTAGAAAACAGTTACAGATAAAGAAGGGAGAAGTTGATTCAAGAACAATAAGAATAGAATTATGCAGGGGAACATTCCCGGTAGTGTTAGATCCAAAGAGACATTGGGCAATGATTAAGGGAATTAAGGCAGACAAGACAGTCTTGGTTAATCCGGGAAAAATTACAAACGAGGGAAAGATAGAGTATGCACTGGGAAGTCAGGACGCAGCAGCAGTTGGAAACAGTTGGTATGAGGTAATGGTAATCGATACTGATGGAGAAAACCCAAGGGTTCTTTATTCTGCACAGTGGAAGATTGAAGTCGGTGAAGAACTGGTTGAAGATGGAAAGATTACCTCAACAAACGAGTACGGGGCATTAACAGCAGCGATAAAGAAAATAGACGATTCAATTCACGTTCTTGCAAGGCTTTCAGAAGGGAAAAAGGAACTTTCAACAAGTAATGGAGCAACAGCATATGAAGAAGTTCTTAACGTAAAGAATAATCCCGGATTACAGGTTTTAATAACTAATACAAATAAAAAGAACTTGAATGCAGGATATTACACAGAAAAAGATGGGAAGAAAACATTAATTGCCAGTACAGATGAAGTACCTTATTTAATCCCATATGATAGCTCTGACGATTCGGTAGGTTTTTGGATTAATGGATTGGGAACAATTGAAATTACATATGTGATAGTTCAGAGAATGACCATAGATGAATATGCCAGGTATATGTTTAAAGAAGTTAGTACCAAGGCTGAAAAATTAATAGAAGATGGTTTTATGCTTGAAATCGAACAGGGTGGTGAAGTGGTTCGAATTAATCTTAAGGACTACGTCAGGAAAATCAATGGAAAAATTGATGAACAAATACAGGAAATGGAGAAAACAAAGGATTCAGCAATAGAGCAGATTGATAGTACTGTAAATGAAGCAGTAAGTAATGTTGAAAATGCAAAGAATGTGGCAATGTCGCTGTTTTACTTTGAAGAACAAGACATTAATACAACAAATGCAACACCACAATACAAAGTAAACGCACCATTGCTAAAAATTAAAGTATCATCAAGCAATATTAAGATTAATTATTACAATAAATATTATCATTTGATTGACAGCCAAACATTTGCTGGAAGTATTGATGAAATTATTGATTTAAGGCAGCATGCTGATGTTGAATATATTAGTATTCTAACTGGTACACCATCAACAGCAAAAATTATATGGTTAGGTACAGCAATAGCAGAGATATACATAATAGAGCAGGAACATCTAAAGTATGTCGTCAATAAAATAGCTGAGTTTGACCAGAAGAGAGTAGACAGCATAGAAGAAATAAATTCTTTAACAGAAGCAAAAAGCAATGACATAGCTAATGTTACGAATGCAAAGCTTGGAGATATTAACAACACAGCACAGGCACAGATTGAGTCAATTAACACAGTAGCAAATCAGAATACAAAATCAGGTATAGAAGCAGTTAATGCCGCTGCAAGAGCACAGATAGGTGGAATTCACACAGTTGCAGATGCACAGAAAAAAGGAATTACTCAAACAGCAGAAGGAAAGATTATAAATATTAACGACATAGCTACAAGTCAGATTGAGGCAATTAATAGGACTGCGCAGGCGCAGGCGCAGGCAATTGAAAAGCAAGGCAATGAAATATTGGAAGAAATCACAGGAACAGGAAGCAAGAATGCCATTTTTACTGTAGAGGATGGAGCATTATGTATAATACAGCGTGATGAGAGTGAGGTGTAA